GATGTCCCAACCTTTCAAGAATGGTTGGACAGTACACCATACTCTGCATCTCGCAAAGAAGAGTTGCATCGAGTGTGGGCGAAAATGGACGGACACCCCCAATGGGAAAAATGGCGTGTCCTCAAATCGTTCATCAAAGACGAAACCTATGGGGAATACAAGTACCCAAGACTAATAAACTCCCGAGTTGACTCGGCCAAGTGTTTTTGGGGCCCTTATGTCGCGGCAGTCAGTAAACAAGTTTTTAGCCTACCCTGGTTCATTAAGAATACACCCGTTGCGGAAAGACCATTTGTCATGTCCCAACGACTTCAAAGACCAGGCTCGGCCGTGCCACAAAAATTTATTTTTACAGACTACACCGCATTTGAGGCCCATTTCGTCCCAGAAATAATGGGAGCACTTCAGGACCGGCTTTTTAAGTTTATGCTCGGTGATTTAGCTGATTGGCCAATGATCAATAGGTTTTTAGAAGACGTGTTAGCGGGCAATAATGTCTGCCGATTCAAGTTCCTGACTGCGAAAATAAAAGGAACTAGAATGTCGGGAGAAATGGACACCTCGCTTTCAAACGGTTTCTCGAATTTGATGTTATTCCTATTCGCCTGTTTCAAAAACGGTTTAAAACCGGATGAAGTCAGGGGATTTGTCGAAGGAGACGACGGCCTATTTACAGTTGATAAGATGCATTTGGCACCTACTAAGGAGCAATTTGCAGACATGGGTTTCACAATCAAAATAGGAGTCACAGACCACTTCAACGAAGCGTCATTCTGTGGACAGATCTACGACCCTGATGTGGGCGTAGTCGTCACGGATATCCAAGACGCTCTCTGCAGACTGGGCTGGACGAACAAAAAATATGTCGGATCCAACGAAAACACAAAACTGATGCTCCTCAGGGCTAAAGGTTACTCCTACTTCTACCAGTACAACGGCTGCCCCGTCTTGGGCGCCTTGGGCAAAAGGATTCTGGAGCTAACAGCGGGAGTGACAATCAGACAGTCAATCGTTGACAACATGAACGAATGGGATAAAACTCGGCACCTTCAAGCCGTACAAACAAAAGAAGATGAGCCTCTTAAGTCGCCACATGACAATACAAGAGCCCTAGTTGAGAAGATGTTCAATATTAACAAAGACAAACAACTAGAATGGGAAAGGATTATTGGTGAATCCACCCTAGGACCATTATATCTCCCCGGCCTCGAAGTTCCGGGCGATTGGATTAACTACGGCGAGAGATACGCCATCAACAAGCAGCAAGACCCATGCTGGCTAAACCGTTCCAATCGAGCTTACTATGATACACTAGTGACTTCCTG